GGAATTTGCTGCACCAGAGTTTACAAAAAATGAAAGACTAGCGGCTTTAATTGGTCAAGTTGAAGATTTAAAACTTAAAACAAGACTAGAAGAAAAAGCAGCTGAATATCAAAAACTTCGTGAGAATCAATTAAAGAAAGGTTTATTAGAAGTTACACCTGATGAAGAAGCATTACCTGAAGACGTAGCAATTAAACCAGAAATACCTATTGAGGAAGAAGAGGAAGAAGAAAAAAGCTTAGGATTCTTTGATAGAATTACAGGTAATATTCCAAGAGACTTTATGTCAAAAGGTGGAATCATGGCAACTAGACTTGGATTTGCATCAGGCACAGGACCTTTTCCTTTACGACTAATGTTCATAATTAAAGATAGATTAGAAAATCTTAAGCAGTCAACGTTTAGTAATTACAACGATGTTAGAATGTTTGGCGAACAAAAAGGTATAGAAAACATACTAACTCCTTATAAAAACATACCAGATAAAAATAAATTAATGACAGTGTTAGAGGACGTAGAAGAACTTAAAAAAATTATGCCAGAAGAGTATCAATCAATTTTAAATGATATTGCAAACGATACTAAGCAATTTAACTTTAAAACAGCAAATGATAGGACAAAAGCTTTGGTTGAAACACTACCATCTGATATAGATTTTAAAAAGCTGTCTGACGAATTATTTCCTATGCCTAACCCAGAAAATCCAAGCATGATTTTACTAGGCCCAGATAACCCTGTATCACCATCTAGATTCAAAACGACTACTGAAATAGATACCTTTACAGGTAAAGGCAAAAGAACAACACGTGATTATTTTGATGAAGAAACAGGTGAATTTATTGAGGAGGGCAAGTTTGTTGATGAGGAGCCGTTAGATGAGGAATTTAGTGAAATGATAAGAGATAGGGATAAACCAGATGAAACTAACTAAAACTATACCCCCTAAAAGAGGGCCGCAGCCTCAGGGCTTGCTTATTAATTATAATACTGTTAAACCTGTAAAATTGGAGAAAATAAATGGCAGACATAGACAAGTCTCTTCCAAACGTAGAGCAAGAGATAAAAGTACCATCACCTGAAGATATTGAAGTTGCTCAGGAAGAAAAGCAACAGGAGATTAATGAGAAGGGTGAACCAGTAGAAATAACAGAAAATGAAGATGGTTCTGTAGATATAAACTATGATCCGTCCATAGCCTCTGTTGAAGGCGAGGTAAATCATTACGACAATTTAGCAGAGCATTTACCAGATGATATACTTGGAAGACTTGGAACTTCTCTATATCAAAACTACCAAGATTACAAAAATTCTAGAAAAGATTGGGAGAGAGGATACAGAGAAGGTTTAGATCTTTTAGGATTTAAATACGATAATAGAACAGAACCTTTTCAAGGTGCGAGTGGTGCAACACATCCAGTTTTAGCAGAAGCAGTCACACAGTTTCAAGCCTTAGCGTACAAAGAATTATTACCCGCAGAAGGTCCGGTCAGAACACAAATTTTAGGTGTGCCAACACCAGATAAAGAACAACAATCACAAAGAGTAAAAGATTTCATGAACTATCAGATTATGGATAAAATGAAAGACTACGAACCAGATTTTGATTCGTTATTATTTCATTTACCACTAGCAGGCTCTGCTTTTAAAAAAGTTTATTATGATGAAGCAATTTCAATGGCCTGTTCTAAATTTGTACCAGCAGATGATTTGATTGTTCCGTATACAGCTACCTCATTAGATGATGCGGAATCTATCATTCATCGCGTGCAAATATCTGAAAACGAATTAAGAAAACAACAAGTCGCTGGTTTTTATAGAGATATAGAATTAAAACCAGGACCAGTTAATGAAACTGAAGTTGAAAAAAAAGAACGAGAGCTTGAAGGTGCAAGTAAAGGTAGAGACGAAGATGTATTTAATTTATTAGAGTGCCATGTAAATTTAGATTTAGAAGGATTTGAAGACATGAACCAAGAAGGTGAACCAACAGGAATTAAACTTCCATATGTTGTAACCATTGAAGAAAATTCTAGAGAGGTTTTATCGATCAAAAGAAATTATGAAATAGGAGATCCTTTAAGAAAAAAGATAGATTATTTTGTACATTTTAAATTTTTACCAGGACTTGGTTTTTATGGTTTTGGTTTAATACACATGATTGGTGGCCTGTCAAGAACCGCAACTTCTGCGTTAAGACAATTACTAGATGCAGGAACATTGTCAAATCTACCGGCAGGATTTAAGCAAAGAGGAATTAGAATAAGAGATGATGCACAATCTATACAACCAGGTGAATTTAGAGACGTAGATGCACCAGGTGGTAACATCAGAGATTCTTTTATGATGCTTCCATTTAAGGAACCATCACAAACTTTATTACAACTTATGGGCGTCGTAGTATCTGCAGGTCAAAGATTCGCTTCAATAGCAGACCTGCAAGTAGGTGAGGGTAATCAACAAGCGGCAGTGGGTACGACAGTAGCTTTGTTGGAAAGAGGAAGCAGAACAATGTCTGCGATTCACAAAAGAATTTATGCAGCCCTTAAACAAGAGTTTAGATTATTAGCACGAGTTTTTAAGTTATATCTACCACAAGAATATCCCTACGATGTTGTTGGTGGTCAAAGAATGATTAAGCAACAAGACTTTGACGATAGAGTAGATATATTGCCAGTTGCAGATCCAAACATATTTTCTCAGACACAGCGTATTTCCCTCGCACAGTCAGAACTGCAGCTGGCAACATCCAATCCACAGATTCATAATTTATACCAAGCGTACAGAAATATGTATGAAGCTTTAGGTGTAAAAGATATTGATAAGATTTTAAAACGACCCCCTATTCCCGCACCAAAGGACCCAGCGTTAGAGCATATTGATGCTCTCGCTGGGAGACCGTTCCAAGCTTTCCCTGGTCAAGATCATAGAGCACATATAACTTCGCATTTAAATTTTATGGCAACTAACATGGCTAGAAATAATCCAATTGTTATGGCTGCGTTAGAAAAAAATTGTTTTGAGCACATTTCATTAATGGCAACAGAACAAGTTGAAGTAGAATTTAGAGGAGAAATGCAACAATTAATGGCTATAAGACAAAATCCTCAAGTTGCGATGAATCCACAAATACAAGTGCAAGCAAAAATGATTGCAGAAAAAATAGAAGCTAGAAAAGCACAACTAATTGCTGACATGATGGGTGAATTTATGGAAGAAGAGAAGAAAATTACATCTCAATTTGATAATGATCCTATTGCAAAATTAAGATCTAGAGAATTAGACCTTCAAGCACAAGAAAATCAAAGAAAACGTAATGAAGGTGAGGAACGATTAAACTTAGATAAGATGAGAGCGATGATGAATCAAGAAAATCAAGACGAAAAACTCGAACAAAACGAAGAATTAGCAAAATTAAGAGCAAATACTTCAATAGAAAAAACAATTTTATCAAAAACACTGCCAAGTGCTAAAGATATGGGCTCTGGAAGTGTAATAATTAAGAAAGGAGACTAAAAATGTCGACAAAAAAGCAAAAAAAGGTTAAAAAAGTGATGAAGGAGTTTAAAAAAGGTAAACTCAACATTGGTGGAAGTGACAAAAAAGTGAAAAGCCGTAAACAAGCTATCGCTATTGCACTTTCAGAAGCCGGAATTAAGAAAAAAAGGAGCTAATATGGCAGAAGAAAACAAAAAAGGCCTAAACCATGAAATGTTTACGAACAAAGATGGTTATGTTGAAGGTGGAAAAGAGATTGAGACGACTGATCCATCTGAAATGCAAGAAGCAGAGGTTCAAGGTCAAGGAAATATCTTAGCAGAGAAAAAAAGAAAAGCTAAGTGGTACTAATATGGCGTGGTTTAGTTTAGCAAAGATTGCAATGCAAGCTGGCGCTAAGATCTATTCTAATCGTCAGAAAACAAAGATGGCTATGTCTGATGCACAGCTTATGCATGCAGAGCGTATGGCCCGAGGTGAGGAAGCTTACCAGGGTAAACTTCTTGAAGCCCGACAATCGGACTGGAAAGACGAATTTGTATTGATAATTTTATCGGCTCCGATTATAGTATTGGCCTGGGCAGTCCTATCGGACGACCCAACAGCGATGGAGAAGGT